GCGTCACGGTGGAATGGGTCTCTACACCGCCGCTCCATGTTATGATCAATCGCACACTAGTCACGAGGATACTGGCTGCAGCCTATCCGCTCGCTCGCTACTGCCGAGGTTACTTCTCGGTCTCCTTTTGCGTTTTCGAGTTCGGAAAGGTCGTCGGTCATCAACTCGCGGTACAGCGCTAGATCGGTCACCTGTATCAGGTTTTGCAGTCTTCCGAGGATTGCGTTCACGCCCCCCAACGTGTTCCGCAACGAATTTACTGCCGCCACCTGTTTCGGTTTCCAACCTGGCCTTGGGAGCACCTTGCCGTCGTGGGCAAGCGGATCCAGCGCCGGTCCGAGCGCTTCCCTTAGCTCCCTCCGCAGCTCGCACGCCTGATCCTTTATCAGGGCGAGAAAGATTTCCAGTTTTAGTGCCATCCTCCTTGGTCTGGTTCTCCTGCTGAGTCTTCTTTGCCTCAACAAATGATCTAACGATCGAAGACCCGTCGCCTGGATCACTGACCACATAATCTTGATCAGTTGGCGTAAAGCCCGCGGGCAACGATAGTTGAGGCATGTCCTTGACCTCGCCCCGGAACTTGTCCAGGTCGTTGCACCACGTCTTCAGGACTGTCGGATCAATATCCATCCGCGCCGCGACGAGGGCGACCAAGTCCGCTGTATTAGACTGTGGCCACGACTGGTTGTCGCGAGCGTAATACGAGACGTTGGGATCATCAGCATCAACGTCTCCCTGTAACCCCGTAATTCGCTGATAACAGCGGCACCAATTACCAATGCCGGGAGTATGGCTATCAGTCACCAGATAACCGGCAACTTTGTTAGCCCCTGCCAACTTGCATTGGTCATCACCGGCCAACGAGTTTGTGAAACTCGGCCGTACTAGGTGCAGCTTACGCAAAGTACGAATGGGTTCCTGGAAAGATCCGTTCTCTGTCCACGGGTCAACGAAAACACGAGACAAGTAACTGACCGCCTGATGTTTTTCGGCGATCTCCAGTTTCAACTCCAGACCCAGGTTCCTCGCTGCGATGGGGAGCTTCTTGGCTGTTTCCTGCGCAGCAACACTATCGTCGCCGCACAGCAGCCCGAGCCGGTTCATTGCCTCATCCGGACTACGCCCTGCCAAGCGCAATGCAGCAAACTGCACAAACGCATTGATGGCGGTGTTTGCGTCCGTGGTCAAAGGCGAGCCTGATAATCTGCTCGCTTTCGGCTCATAAGCTGTGCCCAACGCGGTGAACGCCTTAGCATCTACTTCTCTCCGCAACAACCCCTGTAACTCATCTGCATGTTGTGGCGCAACCCAACGCAAATACATCGCTTGCTCGACATGAGTACGCATCCATTGGCTAATCGTCCCGTCGAATCGCGAGTAGTCACCCAAGACCACCCGATCGTTCTCGGAACAGAAATGCATCAGGACGCTTGAAATCTCTGCCGGTGACTGCCCAGGTGAGTACCAAGCCCAAGGCTTCAAGATATCATCCTTGAAAGCGTAAGTGTACTCAGACAGTCGCAATGTATGGTCCATCGGGACAGTCGATATGTTTCGTGGGTCTTTCCCAGGTTCATACGACTCGCGCTTAAGCATAGCGCGGACCACAAAATTCTTGCTGAACAAATCCAGTGCGCTCTTGATCAATCGTTGCTTCTGCAACGGGCGCGTCTGGTTGTCCGCTATCACTGCCGACGAAACAGGAGTTCCTTTGCCTGGTTGTGGTACGAGTAGTTGCAAAAACTCTTGCGCATACCGGTCGTAAATTCGAGGCGGTCGCGTTGTGTTAAGCTGGCTTGTCACCCTTTTATCGACTGACCTGTTCTCGTTTCCTCGACTTTCAGTCGGGAAAGCGTCCTCAACATCCCCAAGAGGAGCCGGCGCGAAACGCCGACCGTAGAACTTGTCAGTGTCAACAGTGTCTGGCTTAACATATGAGTAATGCAAAGCAAACTCACCAGGTTTATGCACGTGTGATACGTTTGGCATTTTCCACTCATCACGAAGATACTCATACAGTATTGTCATGCCCTCTCGATTTTCAACGTCGTGCTGCTTGCACCAACGTTGGACGTCTGACAACTGCGGAGTCTTTGCAAACCGGAACTGTCGATGCAATGCACAAAGCACCGCCTCGGGTAGCTCTACGGAGCAAAACTCACCCTGCTTGGCTATAGATACCACCAACCCTTTTTCGGTGTGGTGCCGAAGCATTGAGTATCCGCTGAACGAAACTCGCAAACGCTGTAACCATTTTCCACCCATAAGATAACGCTCCCATACAGAACACCATATCGGAAGCCTCACCCGGGGGGTAACACTGATCAAACGTCGATCGGGTAATGACGTCGCCCACTGGTCAACTGAAGACACAGTCACGCCAAAAGTGATACCGAAAACGTTCCAAAGGAACCCCTGTATTCCATCGGACGCATCCACAGACACTAAGTAGTCCGTGTTGTAGTCCCAGAGTTGATGTCGGTAATCAGATGACCCACTACAGTGGTACTGAACTTCGTCATCAACAAAAGTGTAAGCATAAGGACTCCCCGAGGACGACACCTCAAAGGGAACCCAGCTGTACATCATACAGGGACGCCCGAGACTCAAGAAGTAATGCATGTCCGCATAATAGTCCACATCAGTAAACAATAGCAGATCCTTAGCTCCTATCTTGTCTCGGCGAGTCTTCTGCCGCAGGTCGGGGATCGAATAATAATCCCTCCAACCCGCTTCGTCATTTTCCCGGTCAGACGGCGATACAATGTATGGCCGCATCCCAACACGCCTTGCGAAAGCTTTCATCTCCTCCGTGACGTTAGTCCGATCAGCCGCCTGACGTGCATGCGGGTTTTGTCCGTTGCGAAACACGGCAGGCCGTAACTTAAAGTCACGTTGCACGAGTTTCCGGAAGGACACATTCAAATCCCTGCGAAACCACGCCATTACCAGCGAGAACATTCGACGACGGAAGAGGATCCAGCGAGAGAAGTAAGCCAATATGGCAAACTCCAACACCCATACCGTGTACGCGAGTCTGAAGACGACGAAAAAGTCGTCAGCGCTCAGCGACGCGATATAAGTCAATGTGCGATACATCCACCAAACAGCCGGTTTGGATAAAGCCCACGCCAACTGCGCAATAAGTGCTATGATAGATGCCATCATACGACTAGTCTGTCAAAAGCGATCAAACTGCCGCGGAAACAATGTTACAAGC